AATTTGGTCGCCGTCAAATTCTTTAGACAAAACGCCATTGGTCAAAATTTTTGGTAAACGTGCCAATGCGCCCAATGCAATTATTGAGTAAGTTTGAGTGAAAGTGGTTGAACCCACGTCATACACTTCAAGGCCAATATCCACAACATTGCCACCAAAAATTGGAATTAAAGTACCAGCCGAATTTTCAATTTGAACCGTGATGCTTGAATTGATTGAAACTGGAATGGTGGCTTGATTAACATCTATCAATTGAAGGTTGACATAACCCGCTTGCGCTTGTTCATAGATATTGACCCGACCACTGCGAATGGTCAAATTGGCTAAAATTGCATTTGTGTATGAAACACCGTCAATTTCAACATTCCAAATTGGATTCCATTGGGTCATATTCCGACCAAACTATTTGCCCCACCCGTGCCGCGATAGTAAGCATTGTTAAGCGTTTCAACCAATGTTCGTGCGGTGCCTTCTTTGTCCATTGCTCCATTGATCGTGACATTGATAGTTGGTGCGGCTGGTTGCGCTGATGCAGCCAAAATTCCAGCAAGTGAATTTGTGTTGACACCTGAAGTTCCAAATGCAAATGCGCGGTTTGATGCCGCTTCAATTGCTGCAAGGCTTTGTGTTCCACTTGTAAAGTTATCAAATGCACCAGCAATGTCTGTGATTGCTGCCGCTGCTTTTGCTGCTACTACCGCAACGCCTGATGTGCCACCAGTTCCACCAGTTGCACCCGTTCCAGTTGTGCCGCCCGTTGACCCACCACCAGTCGTCCCACCGCCTGTAAATCCTCCACCAGTGCTTGCTCCACCAGTGCTTCCGCTAGTTGAGCCGCCACCCTTAATTGCACCTGGTGCGCCTGACGTGGCAAATCCGTCACCAATTTTAGGTATTGGCTTAATGTCTGCACCTGGTTTGGCTAAATTAACGCCTTTGATAATTAAATTGATGCCGTCAATTGCAGTGTTCAACAATGGCTTAATGGCCGCAAGAACGTTTGAAATCAAATTCAAAACAACGCTGGCAATTGAACCAATTAGGTCAAACGCCTTTCCAATAACGGTACCAATAATAGGTGCGGCATATTTTATGACATCAAAAAAGGCTTGAAATTCATCTTTGTTTTCAACAATAGTTGCCTTTATTTTATCAAATGTAGATTTCATGCCGTCAAAGATTGGCAGCACAAATGACTTAATTGCAGCACCCACATCATTGATTGTTCTGCCTAAACCACCCTCACCTTTAAGGCTGAAAGCATTTGCCAAATTGGTAATGATTGGAACCGCTTTATCATTGACAAAAGTTATCAAATTGGAAAGCACTGGCAGCAATGCAAAACCAATTGTTTCTTTTGCTTCATCAAATGCCACATTCAAACGATCTAAACGACCTTGAAATGTGTTGGCTTCTTGTGCAGCAAATCCAGCAAATGAACCGCGCAAACTCTCGTAAACTTTATTGAAATCTTTTGTCTTTAAAATGGATTGGTCAATGCCTAATCCCAATTTGCCTAAAGCATTTGTGTTGCCATCATAGGCCTTTCCTAAACTATTTGAAATCGCCTCTAATGGCTTGCCAGTTGCACTTGAAATATCCAACGCCAAACTTAATAATTTTTGCGCTTCCTCAACATCTTTTGTTGAACGAACCAAGCGTGAAAATGCTGGTCGCAATTCATCATCAGTGACACCCGTTGCCAACGCCGTCTTTGTTATGTAATCCTCAACCGCTGCAATTTGAGCGTTTGTCGCACCTGTTGTATTTTCTAAAGTCAGCGCAAGAATTCGTTGGGCTTTTTCATCTTCCAATGCAGCCTTTACACCGTCAATGCCAATTTTGACCGCGTAGGCTCCAGCGGCAGCAGCAGCGGCCACAAATGCAGCACCAATGGCTTTTCCAGCCTTGCCCATTTTGTCACCAAAACTATCAACATCAGTTGTTGCAGTTTTTAGGTTTTTAACTAAATTATCAACATCAGCAAGAATGGAAAGTTTGAGTGTGCGACTACCAGCCATTAGTCAAACTCCTTCACTATTGTGGAAAATCCTTCTTCCCAACGCTTAATGATTTCGGGCTGAATACTTCTCAGGGTTGGATAAATAAACCAGCCACGGGAACCGCGACCCTCACGCCCTGACCACACTGGAAATTGTTTATATTTATTTGAACCAAATTCATTGCCAGCCCAAAGTTGTTGAGTTGTGCCACCGCCCGAAAACTTTTGCGCTGCAAAACCATAAGTGATTTCACCAATTTTTGATGATTTGGAAACTTTTGCACCAGTCGCAATTCGAACTTTTGCCGTTGTATTTGTGCGACTAACGGCAGCGGCATCAATAACGCTTGAACGTACGTAGGCCGCTAACGCTGAAGATTTCTCTTTCGCTTGGGAAATTGCTTCATCACTCATTCCCTTAGTGGCACGGGTAATGGCACGCAATTCTGCTTTGTCGTAACTGATTGCATCAGTTGCCATTTGCCCGCCTCTCCAAAATCTCTATTGCAGTCAGTATATCTTCAGCCGTTTCAAATTCTGATTTTGGTAATCCAGTCGCAATGACCAATTCCCAAATGATTCGGCTTAGACTTCCGACTGCAAAACTTTTGGGTCTGTCTCACCAACTACCACGTCAGAAATTGTTTCTGTCCATGCTTCGATTGGCTTCACTGGTTTGCCAGCGGCTTCCCGCTTCATGGCGTGATAAGCCAAAAAGACCAAATCAGAAATTCCAATTTTATCTTGTGCTTGACTGATCGTGTGACCTGTGTGCTTTTCCCACTTTACCCACTCAGGTGGAGCAGCCACAAACGTGGCTGACTCCCCTGAGTTATATTCAATTGTTATTGGTAGTTTCATTTTGTCTCCCGATTGTTTGGTTTAACTGAAGTTTTCTGAAGGTGTTCCAACGACAACAAATGACATTGAAACGGTTTGTGCATCAGGTGCAGCACCGCCCGCACTTGGATAAACTGGCAACACTGAGAATGTAAAGACTGCTCCAGTTGATGCGGTCAAAACTGTTGTGATTCCTGTGTTTGGTGCTGATTCGGTAACGCCCCAAAGTGTTTCGCACAATGAAGGTGATGCGCCCCAGTCTGCAAGCATCTCAACTGCAAAAGTGAATTCATCATCAATGTGGCGATTGACTACACCGTCAAGGGTTTGATAACGAACCATTGTTGGTGAGTTGCTTAGAATTGCTGAAGTTGCTTGAGCATCAAAGTTATTGCCACCAATAGTAAAGGTGACATCGCGCCCAGTTATTACTGTGGTGGCCATTTCTTCTCCTTCTTAGATTGTCTGTGTGTAGTAAGTTGAAACATTGATGTCAGCCACAAGCATTGGGGATTGCCCAACCTCCAACACTGTTGGCTTTTCAACAACGTCAACAACGTATCCCGCGGGCATTGCCGCAAGAATTCCGATTATTAGTTTTTCCAGGTTATCTAATGAACCTGCGTTGCTATTGGAAGCAACAATGGCAGTGATTGCAAAATTAAGTTTGACTTTTGTTTGTGCTTTACCAATTAACACAACTTCCATGTAAGGTGAATTTGGAACGCACACGATCGCTGGTGGAATGGGCGATTCGGGAACTGATGCGTACACATTGGCAGACAATGCAGAAAATGCGTTGGCCAATGCGGCGCGGGTGTCAGCAATTGTTGATGCGGTCATTGACAAATCGTTTCAACGTCAAGAAACGGCTGAAGTAATGTGCTGACACGGTTGGTCAAACTTCTACCCATGCGATATGGCGTGCTGGCAAAATCTACGCCCTGGATTTCTCCACCAGCGGCCACGCGTGATTGAAAGACTTCAACGCTGACTGCCAAAATGGCTGATTCAATAGGTGGGGAATTGGCGTAAATATCAACGGCTGAATAACCTGAAAGTGTGGCCGTGCCTGTTGGGATAATGTCGCGCAAGGTCACATTTGCACTTGTGATTGCAGCGGTGAAATGAAACACGCCTGTTTTAACAACGGTGACTGTTGCGCTAAAAGGTGCGGGTAATCCCGTCACAATAATTGATTGACCAGCAACAAAATGGTGTTCGCGTTGAGTGTAATAAATTGCCACGTTGTCTGTTAATTCATAAGCATTGACTGCGTTTGTATTTGCAACCAACATTGGCAAAATGACCGCTTCAGCGGTGTTGATTATTTCGTCCAGGTAACTGTCAGGATATAGGGAAACGGAAACACCAAGAATGCTGCGCAATTGCGCGGTTGAAACAATACTTGGCATTTCCGTCCCTTTCGTCTGCTGCGCCACGTTCGGGAGTGACCGCGGCGCATGATTAGTTTTTTACTTGTTGTTGCGGAATGCTCCACCAGCAAGTTTGATTGCACAAGCACCGAATGAATAAACACCAACGTTAATTGAACCGTCAGCAGTTGATTCAGCGCGGAGTTGATAGTTGTTGCCTTCATACCATGTGTATGCTGAAGGATTAACAATAATCATTGAACCGTCATCAGTGCCTTGTGGTGCGGCAAAATCTGCATACAAATCAAGACCCGCGACATTTCCACGCAATGAGTCAGGGCGCAATGCACCGCCTGCATTCTGTGGTTGTGCAGCGATATAGATTGGACGGCCATTGTCGTTTAGTGCCATTGTGTTCGCCCATTGGGTTGATCCCATGATGATGTTTTGCGC